TGGGGATTGCTTCTTGTACTTTGGTGTACCTGTCCCTTTTGGATACTCCCTCTGTTCTTCTTTACATGGGGAGATAGCAATTTAGCTTATGCCATAGGACATACTATACTTGTCATTCTAGGTATGCTATTATTCACAGTCATCAACAAAATTGCATTGATAGCTTGTGTCATTAAGAAATAGCTAACCAATGGTTAACGAAGTCAAGTATCCAAAAGGTTCAACCTTGTCTATCGTTTCCACCATCAACCTAAGGAAACAAACTATGTCTCTCGACAATCGCAACTCCATCCAACAAGCCATTGACGAAGCCTATGCTGCAATCAGTGAAAAGTTTGGGGTAGATAAAACTGAAGTCACTAAGGTAGCTACCCAAGCTCTTGGTTCAACAAGGCAGCGTGGTATCCCTGCTCGCTATGTGCAGATGATGTTCAAGCTAGGCTGCAATACCAATGAAGTTGCTAACCACTTTGGTTGCACTACTGCTACTGTTCACCTCAAACTCAAGCAAGATGGTTTAGCCGTAAGGCAAATTAAAGGTATGAGTGTGTATGACATCTTCAACACATTGCCTGAAGATAAGCGTGACATCTTCCTTGCCTATGCTACTTATGGCGATAGGGTAGACACACCTCTTGCACTTGGCTTGAATCCTGTGAAGCAGAAGGATATGAACACAAAGTACTGAACTACAGTGAAGATGACCCAGTGTTCACAGCAGAGGAACTGGAAGCATGGGCAGGTGAAGGTGAAGGTGAGAGTGAGGAAGAACAAGAAGAACAAGAAGAAGTTGTAGAGGAAGTAGAGGAAGTAGAGGAAGTAGAGGAAGTAGAGGAAGAAGTAGCAAAGAAATCTACCCGTGGTAGACGTAAGCGTAATGTCTTTGAAGAGGATGCTGAATGAACCAACAATACAAATCTTCAATTTAATTAAACCTTAACTCCATCCCCCTTAGTTTTAATGCTATGGGGGATTTCTTTTTGTCTTCAATTTTATGTCAACACCTACATTTGACCCTTACAAGCTATGTCCTAAGTACATACATACTGCCTCTCTCGAAGAGAAAAGATATTTATTCTTAACAGTAAAAAGAGGTATTGATTTTTTATTGTTAACATATCTATGGAAGCACTATCCTGAAGAAGTAGTTGCCTCTGTTCCTTCTTGGCTTTCACCCTATCTTAGTGAACCTCCGCCCACAGTAACACATCCTAATGTAGAAGTTGGTGTTAACTTTGAAAAACAACTAATGTACTATAAAGAAATTATTGAAAACTATTTAGCCAAGGAGCTACTATCATGAATAATGCAACACTTACAAAATCTCAACAAACAGCATTAGATGCCATTCACAGTTTCTTACTTGACCCAAACCACAATGAGTTCTGTCTTATAGGTGCAGCAGGGAGTGGTAAGAGCTTTACCGTGTCTCATTTTTGTTCTACTTGGAAGAAAAGGTACAAAAAGAATTGCACTAAGAAGAAAATTAAACCTACCCTTAAAGAAGTACACGTCACAGCAACAACCAACAAAGCTGCTATGTTGCTTGGCACAACTATAGACAATGCTACAACTATACATAGACTTCTTAGCTTGGGTGTATATCAAGATAAGACTAATGGTGAAGTTGGTTTAAAGGCTAGATATAAAGGCCCCAACATAGACACCACTATAAGAGATGCAATCATTATTGTAGATGAATCCTCAATGGTCAATTGGCAACTTCATAAACTCATCCATGAAAAGACCGAGAGGTGTAAGATTATCTATGTAGGAGATTCAGCCCAACTTCCACCTGTGAAGGCATTAGGAAACCTACCTGTAGTGTTCAGCAAAGGCTTTCCATCAGCTAGGCTGACTGAAGATATGAGGCAGATGAACTCACCCAACATCTTGTACCTATGCAATCAGTTCAGAGACATTGTTCACGCAGGAAAAGATGCTCCAATAGATTTCCCCAACTTACCTACAAAGGGTAAGGATTGTGAAGTTCATTGGTTGTCTCGCAGTGAAGTTAAACCTTTGATTGCGCAGCATTTCACAGACCCAACAACAAAAGACAAGATACTTACCTACACCAATGAAATGTGCAAAGCATATTCTGACCACATTGCCGTACCAAGAGAGGTTTCACTAGGAGATTTCATCATAGGTGAAAGAGTCATGGTCAATGATAACTTCAGTACACCAATAGGCAGTCTTTTCACCGGACAAGAACTCACCATCAAAGAACTTAAGAAAGTAGACATCACTTATGCTGACAATGATAGCTTTAGTGGAGTTTATGTAGAGTTTGAAGAATCTATAATTTATGCTCACTTCCCTACAGATACAGAATTCTATAAAGAATTACTTAAGTACTACAAGAAAACAAAGCAATGGCAACATTTCTTTAAATTACAGAATAAGATGATAGACATCATCAGACCTTATAGCTTAACTATACATAAAAGCCAAGGTAGTACTTATCCTACAGTCTTTGTAGATATGGATGATGCTCTTACCTGCACAGTCCCTGCCATAAGAAGGAGACTACTCTACGTAGCCATCAGCAGGGCCAGTCAACAGCTTTACCTCGTTGGTACAGAGGATGCTAAACAAAAGTTTCTCGGCACCTAACAGACTTGGTTATTGTGTAGTTCTCGTGTTATCTTCCGCTTACCGTCCATATAGCAACAAAGAACCCTCCCTTAAACCGGAGGGTTTTTTGTTGGTTCTTTGTTCCCTATTTTTTGTGTTTTTTGGATAAAAGGAGTTACCCAAAATGAAGACCATCCTAGTCACAGTCTCTGACCTTGCAGACAGTTTGCTCAGAGAGATGTACAGCATTCCTGATGCCCAGATACTCAGGATTGACCCAACAGCCTCAGCCAGTGACATCCGCCAATTCTTACCAGACCTCAAGGAAGGCAAAGTCATAACCGCAGCAGCTAAGCTCTATAAAGCACTTAAACCTAAGTCTAGAGATATGGATATGTTGGTTCAAGTACCTTCCCCTGAACTTGTATGGAAGAACCCAAAGCTATACAAAGCAAGAATTGAAGCTGCAATCAATCCTAAAGAGGAACCGAACAAAAAAGTGACCATGACTAATGTTATTTCTGTTGGTTTACAAAAATGGTTACGTAAGCACATGATTGAACCTATGCTTGCAGTAGACATAGAAACCACTGGGTTAGATTTCATGCGATGTGAAATTCTCTCTATTGCCTTTGCTACTGAAAAGGAAGCTGTAGCCTGTCTTTGGAGTAACAATGTAGCAGCAATACTTCATGACTTTTTTATAGCCTATGAAGGTACAACACTATGGCACAACATTAGCTTTGATGCCTCTGTACTGATACAAAATATCTACATGTACAGAACACGTGATAATTTAGCTATGTTGGATGGATTGGAATACATGCTAAAGAATTGGGAAGACACTAAATTGATGACCTATCTCTGCACCAACTCTTGCCAACTTAATGAACTTAGCCTTAAGAAGCAAGCACAAGAGTACTTAGGAGACTATGGCTTAGCAGAAATTAAAGATGCAAGTTCTGTTCCCAAAGATAAACTACTTGAATACAACATGAAAGATTGCTTAGCTACTTGGTTTGTATTTAACAAGTATGAAAAGCAACTGAAAGAGGATGAGCAAGAAGACATCTATAACTATCTCTTTAAACCTGCTACCAAAGACATTGTTCACATGCAATTGGTAGGCATACCGGTAGATAGGAGGCAAGTGAATGTCTTTGAGCAATCCATAGAAGAAGAACTCAATGATCGCTTAAATTGGGTGAGACAGAATGTCCATGCCTACGAAGGATTCAATCCTGCCAGTAGCAAGCAGATTGCTGAAATCTTGTACAAAAAATTACGCCTACCAGTCATTAACATGACCAAGAACTATACACCGGCTACAGACAAAAAGACACTAACCACTCTGTTGAAGCACTGTAAAGGAGATACCCCAGAATTCATCCAAGCTATATTGGACTATCAATCTACAAGGAAGATAAAAAGTACTTTTATACCTATCCTAAAAAATGTATTTAATCCTGAAGGTAGCAACATTTATGGCAGTATACATGGTCATTTTAATTTAGGTGGAACAGTCTCCGGTAGGTTAAGTTCTAGTCACCCAAACCTACAGAACCTACCTGCTACAGGAACTATATATGCAGGTCAATTTAAAGAATGTATTGCTCCACCTAGAGGATGGGTTTTGTTGGGTGCTGACTTTTCATCTTTAGAAGACAAGATAAGTGCATTGACTACCAAAGACCCAGCTAAGCTAAAAGTTTACACTGACGGCTATGACGGCCATTGCTTGAGAGCCTACTATTACTTCAAAGACCAAATGCCGGATATAGAAGAAACAGTAGAAAGCATCAACTCTATTAAGCATAAGTATCCAGAATTAAGGCAAAAGAGTAAAGCACCAACATTTGCTTTAACTTATGCCGGTACTTGGAGAACTCTAGTGAGTCAATGTGGCTTTAAAGAAGAGGAAGCCAAGCGCATAGAGAATGCTTACAGAGAGCTATATTCCCACTCTATTGATTGGGTAAACAACAAAATCACCCAAGCAGCCAAGGATGGATATGTTACTGGTGCTTTTGGTTTGAGGGTAAGAACACCTGTACTCCATCAGACAGTCCTAGGCAACCAAGTAACTCCACAAGCTGCTGCTGCTGAAGCTAGAACAGCAGGAAATGCTCTAGGCCAGTCTTGGTGCTTGCTCAATACTAGGGCACTCACAGAAGTCATGGAGAAAGTCAGGAAAAGCATGCACAGAGCATTTATTCTTCCCTGTGCTCAAATCCATGATGCTATGTATTTCTTGGTTCAAGATAGGCCAGAAGTCATTGCCTTTGCTACTGAAACCATTCAGAAAGCAATGCTTTGGCAAAACCATGCAGATATAACTCACCCCGATGTTTTTTTGGGGGGTGAAGTAACCCTCTATCGTAAATCTTGGAACCAACCTGAAAAAGGTTAAAGGAGAATTTATGGCTTTAAAGTACAAATACCCTTATGTAACCAAAGTCTATAAGGGCAGAGCCTCTACTATAAAAGTAGATTTTGATGACATACGAGATGATGACAATGCAGCGTTAAAGCATCTTGTCACCTACTGGCTCAAACAACCATTGATAGGATTTCATCTTGTCATCACAAAGAAAGGAGATACCATTTTTAATGCGATACATACCATTCCTATGGTCAATTATGTCACAACAACACAAAAGATTGTACAAGCAGAATGGAGTAAAGTAGATATTCCGCATGGTTTATATGACATCTATACCACAGTACAGCCTAAGGCATTGCCTAATGAACGAATCATCTTACGCAAAGATTTAATGGAGGTTTTATGACCAAACCCACTAACCATCAAGAGGGTGGAAGCCATTACATAGAAATGGCAATTCAGCCAATTGAATACATTACTTCTAATGACCTTGGCTATCTTGAAGGCAATGTTATTAAATATGTATCAAGACATAAAGTGAAAGGTGGTAAAGAAGACATTCTTAAAGCCATTCATTACCTTCAATTCATCATTGCAAAATACTATGACAACGACAACATCTAACTCCAACTCCAATCTCCCCTTGCCTATACAGGTATGGCTTGCTCATGATACCTATGATTACAACAGAGACAGTAGGATTTTTAGTGCTACAGACCTCCTTAAACCTATTCAAGCATTGGTACTGGAAAAGAGGTATCCAGATGAAGGAACCAAGCAAATCAGCATACGAGCAAGCATAGGCACAGCTATCCACTCTGCCATTGAAGCTGCTTGGCTTGACCCTAAGAGATTGAGGAATGCACTCATTCAGTTAGGTTATCCAATCTCTAAGGCAAGCAAGATAGCCATCAACCCTGAAAGTGCTGAAGACTGCATCCCTATCTACATGGAGCATCAGGAAAGTATGACTTCATCATGGATGGAGTACTGCATGACTTTAAAACAACTTCTACTGCTGCTTACACCTATGGTGGTAGAGATAAAGACTATGCTTTACAGGGTAGTATTTATCGTTGGCTCAATCCAGACAAAATTACAGCAGACTTTGTACGTATCTGTTATGTATTTGTAGACTGGAAACCAACATTTACAAGCAATACAGACTACCCCTCTGAAGCTGCAATTTATAAAGACATTCCTTTATTAAGCCAACAAGAAACAGAGCATTGGATAAAGCAAAGGCTGTTGGCATATACCAATGCTGGCAACTTATCTGATTACCACTTGCCTAGGTGTAGTAATGAAGAACTATGGCTAGACCCGCCTGTCTTCAAGTACTACAGCAACCCTGAAAAAAGAGACAGAGCAACCAAGAATTTCACCTCTTTAGTTGAAGCCAATGACTATATGGCATCCAAAGGGGGTAAAGGTATAGTCATCACAGTACAAGGTACACCTAAGAGATGTAGCTACTGTAATGCAAGACCCAACTGTAAACAAGCCAAGGAATACTTCAATGAAAACACTTAAGAATCATGCACCAATCATCAGAGATTTAGCTACTGTATTACTGCATAAAACAGAGAATACAGATAGCTCTTTCTTTAAAGCAGAGTTAGCTTACTTTCTTTGTAAAACTGCTTCTTTAATGGGAATAACTCTCTACACCAAAGACAAAGGTTATATACCTATCAATGGATATGCGATTGCTTTGGCTACATCAGGTTTTGGTAAAGGTCACTCTATCAATATCCTAGAGCAGGAAGTATTTCATGAATTTTATGATTCATATATGAATTATGTATTTCCCAACATAAGTGAAGAAAATCTTCTGAAGTTAGCTAGACTAAGATTTTCAAATGGTAGAGGTGATAAGGCACTTAGTGAATATGAAAAATCAGTTAAGCGTGAATTTGATGATTGTGGTCAATATGCCATTACCTTTGACAGTGCTACACCTGCTGCTGTAAAGCAACTAAGGCACAAGCTACTCATGGGCAAATGTGGCTCAATCAACTTCCAGCAAGATGAAATGGGCAGCTATCTTCAGTCATCCACTGAATTACTCACATTGTTTCTAGAACTCTTTGACCAAGGTATGGTGAAAGCCAAATTGATAAAGAACACTAGGGACAATACAAGAAACGAAGAAATAAAAGGCAAAACACCTACTAACATGCTACTTTTTGGTACACCACATAAATTATTTGATGGTGGCTCTACAGAGAATGCCTTTTATGATTTATTGGAAATTGGCTATGCTAGAAGATGTTTCTTTGGCTGGGGAGAGACTAAGAACAATCAAATCTTTGAGCAAAGTGCTGAAGAAGTCTATGCCAACCATACATCACAGCAAGATTTAGATTTGTTGGCTCAATGGGCGGAAGAATTGAAGTTACTTGCCACTCCTATGAATCATGGACTGGTAATAGATGTGAATGACGCTATTGGTGTAGAAATCACTGACTACCGTCTTCAATGCAACAAGTTGGCTGCACAACTTCCTGACCACAGAGAGCTAGAGAGGGCAGAGCTATCCCACAGATACTTCAAAGCCCTAAAACTGGCAGGTGCATTGGCTTTTATCTCTAAAACTCCCTACCTCACCTTGGAGACATGGAACCAAGCAAAATTACTCACGGAGGAATCTGGGCAAGCCTATCAACGTATGCTGTACCGAGAAAAGAACTACGTGAGATTGGCTAAATACCTCAAAGATTGTGATGAAGCAGTGACCCATGTAGATTTAATGGAAGTACTGCATTTCTTCAAAGGAAGTATAGGAGCTAGACAAGAAATGTTGGCTTTGGCTTCTAGTTGGGGATATAAAAACCACGTACTGATTTCACGTAGTTATGTGGACAATGTGGAATTGGTAAAGGCCAGTACCTTAGAACCAACAAATCTAGAAGCACTGACTGCCTCATGGAGTGAACACCTAGCCCATGAATATGGTAGCGTAACTTTCCCTTTTGACAAGATAACCAAACTCACTAGAACTCAAGGTGTCCATTGGTGTAACCATAGCTTTATTGAGGGTCACAGAAAAGAAGCTAATGCTATCCCCGGATTTAACATGATTGTTTTAGACGTGGATGGTACAGCTACTTTAGATGAGGTCAAGTTGTATTTGGCTAAGTGGTGTTTTTATCTCCATACAACTAAGAGCCATACAAGCGAAGCCCATAGGTTTAGAGTGGTTATACCTATATCACATAACTTAAAGCTATCAAGAGAGGATTACAAGATGTTTATTCAGACAATACTTGATAGCTTACCTTTTAGTAGTGATGTGAACACCAATCAACGAGCTAGGAAGTGGGAGGCTTTTGTTGGTGGGTATGACTTCACTAACTCTACAGGCAAACTCTTTGATGCTTTGCCTTACATCCCTAACACAGCCAAACATGAGGAATACAAACGAACCAAGAAAACAATCTCTGACATAGGAGCCTTAGAACAGTGGTTTGTGTATCACTGCGAAGAAATAGGCCGAAACAACTCCCTCTATCGCTATGGTAAATGTCTCTTAGATAAAGGAGAGACAGACAAAGATGTGGTTAAGAAGGTCATTCATCTAAACCAACGCTTCCCTACTCCCTTGCCTAAAGAAGAACTAGAGCGAACCATTCTTACATCCATTTTTAACTCAAAGGACGAAATTCATGACTAACGCCCATCAACAATTGATGTTGATTGCAGGCTATCCTTCTACAGGTAAATCTGCATCACTTAGGAATATACCCAATCAACAAAATTGGTTATACCTCAACACTGAATCTGGTAAGCGATTGCCATTCAAGAATAAATTCAAAACCACCATCATCACAGACCCTTTGGATGTATTGGATGGTTTTGACTATGCCAGAGAGAATGACAAAATTGAAGGCATCATCATAGACAGCTTGACTTTTCTCATGGATATGTATGAGAGTGTCTACATCATCAATGCTGCAAATGGTATGAAGGCTTGGTCAGATTATGGGCAATTCTTCAAGACCATAATGCAAGACAAAGTACCTAATCTAGGTAAGCCAGTCATCTTCACTGCCCATGTAAAGGAGGAATACAACGAAGCTACCCTTGACACAAAAACCAGTGTACCCGTGAAAGGAGCCTTGAAAAATATTGGTGTAGAGGCTTACTTCTCTACCATAGTGTCTTCTAAGAGAGTTCCACTTAAAGAACTCAAGAAATACAAATCTTCACTTCTTACTATTACAGAGGAAGATGAAGTACTTGGTTTCAAACATGTATTCCAAACACGCTTGACCAAGAGCACCACAGGTGAACGAATCCGCTCTCCTATGGGAATGTTTGCTATGGATGATACCTACATCGATAGTGATGCTAACCTTCTCTTAAACCATCTTAAAGACTTTTACTCAAATGACTAAAACTAACAACCTCCTTCATAACCTGACTACTGATGAGTTGGAACCATCCAAAGATACCTTGGGTGGATTTCAGTTGTTGGATAGTAATGTTTATGCTACCCATGTGAAAATGGCGTATATCACTCAATCATCAGGGGGAGCTACTGGCATAGCCCTTGAACTCTCTTTTGAAGGAATCAAGCAAACTCACATGGAAACAGTGTGGGTAACAACCAAAGAGGGCAAGAACTACTACGAGAGAGACGGGCAAAAGAACCCGTTACCAGGCTTCACTCTCATCAATGATCTATGCCTACTGACTACTGAAGCACCTCTGTCTGCACAAGAAGCAGAGGAAAAGAAAGTAGAAGTGTATGACTGGGAAGCCAAAGGCAGAGTCATTAAATCTATGCCAGTATTGGTTGACCTTATAGGAAAGGCAGTATTTGCAGGTATCCTAAAGCAGACTGTTAACAAGAGGGCAGCCAATTCAGCAGGTGTGTATGTGGCTACAGCAGAAACCAAAGAGGAAAATGTGCTACATAAGTTCTTCCACTGTGCCACCAGTCAAACTGCCAATGAATGGCAAGCTGATGGTGAAGCACACTTCAGGGAACACTGGGAAGACCGCTATACAGGTGTTGTACTGGACAAGACAGTTCCTGTAATTGAGTACAGCAAGCCAAGTAAACCAAGTAATACTACTACCGGTAAATCTTCTGCTACTGCACCCAAGGCCAAGAAGAACATCTTTCAAGACTGAATGATTATGTTCACTTTATACAGTCCCTTTGAAGTCATTTTACCTTCAGGCAAACCATTTAGGTTGAATCTGAATGTTTATCGCAATGCCCATTACAGGGTGCTTTACGATGCCAAGAATAGGTTCAATGAACTCATTTGGGACTGTGTAGCACCTTTGCCTGCTATGGAATCTTGTAAGTTGGAATATGCTGTTTATCCTAAAACCAACAGGAAAATGGACATTTCTAACATATGTTCTGTTGTAGATAAATTCTTCTGTGATTTATTGGTTCAATCCGGTAAATTACCAGATGACAACTACGAGCACATCCAGTCAATCTCGTATGTTTTTGGTGGGGTGTGTAAATCGCATCCTCGCATTGAAATTCTTTTAACCCCTCTCTAACCTTTAAAGTACAACCATGACCAACGAAACTGCTTATGCAATGGAGCAATTCTGGAACACTGTTAATGTTCAGTTGCAGACCAATGAGAGACTTGTTTTAATGGCCGCAGCAGGGTATCTTGCTGAACCAGACAACAATTCTTTGCTGCAAGTCAGACAGGATATATGCAACACATTGTTCCATGACTTCCCTATGCAAGACTACTTTGACAAAGATGGTAAAGCCAATGAGCTAAAGAAATGTGTAGCAGCATTGGTAGACATAGGAATAGCTCAAATACTTGCACCATTCCCAGAATTACCCTATGCCAACAGCTACTGGAAATTCTATAGAGCCAAGCGTAATGCCTTTCCTGTGTTTCCTCCTGAACTTAAGGAGGATTTAGCAAAGTTGGCAGAAGAATCACCTAAAGAAGAAGGAGGTAGCACAACAGAATCACAAGCAGCTTAAACCAAAAAATTCAAAGATTCACTTAAGCCTTTAACCTTTAACCTTTAACCCTTATCCCCTGCCAAGGAATGTTCTTTGAGCAGGGTTTTTTATGCCCTAAATAGTGGAGCAAAACATGAGAAACTTAGCATTAGCACTTCCTTTATATACACGTCATGAAGAAGGAAGATGCTTTGATAATTGGCTAGTCAGAAGACTTTCAAGAAACCTATGGGAGTTTGCAAGTAGAAAGTCTTCAGCAGGTAGAGTTATTTTGGATGATAAATTTGTCCAAGAATTGAAGTTAGAAGTAGTTGCTTCCTTGGTTCAATACACTGAAGAAGCACAAGATGAAATGGAGGTATGGGGTGAATAATATCTTTGCTTATATACCAAACCAACTTGTTTATAGTTCTGGTTATACTAATAGCAATAATTCTTTAGATGCAGATGTACAAGAAGTATTGCAACTCTCTGAAAGGCTAGCAAAGAAGAACCAGCAACTTCAGACTACTGTAATTCTGCAAGGGAGAATCATTGCTGAACAAGCTGAAAAGGTGAAAGTGTATGACCGTATAGCAGCTTCTGGTGACGCAATGAGTGTTAGGGATGCTGCCAAGGTGCTACAGGTCAAACCCAGTACATTGAGGAACTGGCTACTTGACAATGATTGGATGTGGCATCAAGCTAGTGGTTACAGGGTATATCAAAGAATCCTTAACCAAGGGCTAATGAAGCACAAAATAAGGGTAAGAGTTTTTGAAACTGGCTTCAAGGCTAATGTAGTCACACAAGTACTTGTTACAGGTAAAGGTTTAACTTACTTAGGAAAGAAGGTGTAACATGATGTGGAAGAATCGAGAAACAGGACAAGAACTCCATGAAAGCCAACTTGAGCAAATGTACATGGATTGTCTTGATGAAGTCTATGGTGAAGCAGTTGTATGTGGAGCTAAATTCCAGTCATCCCATGCTATAAGGAAATTAGACCCTACTGCTTATAGATGTAATTTTTTGGATTGGTTAGATGCCAGTGATTGGGAGGAATTATGACTATTAAACCAATCAATAGAAGCCAGAAATGGAGAAGTAAAAAAACAGGTAGAGAATTATATGAAGGGCTACTTGCAGCTATTTTTATAGACTACCTTAACATTATTCATGGTTATGTAAATATATGTGGCTACCCGTATGATTCAGGTACTTGTCTTATGGAAGTTGACCCCATTGCTTTTAGAGAGAATTTTTTGCGGTGGTTGGATAACACTAATTGGGAGGCCATATGAATAAGTTATTATTCCTCACTTCACGGGTAGCATCCATTGTCTACCTCTTAACCAAAGCAGCCATTATTGCAAGGAGAAAGTGGTGAATCCGAACGACCAAACCAATAAACTCACAGACTACAGTAACCTCACTCATGATAGGTTTTGGAGCCTGAATCGTGAATTGATAGCACCTGCTGTCATGAAGCGTCATGACCAAGAGGTAGAGGAACTACGGATGGTTTGTGAAGGAGCTATCCATACTCTCAAAGAGATTCAAACCATGTGGCATGAATGGGCTATGAGACTTGATTTAACTAGGGATGAACTTATCCAGTTAAATTATCTTGAAAGCAATGCAAAAGCTATGATTCTAGGAGTAGAAGATGAATACAAGCACCAATAAAACCAATGAAGAACATACCTATCAATGGTATAAAGAAATGAAAACCCAAAAGAAAGAGAGGAGGGCACAACACAGGAGTACTTCCCCTGCATTACTCTCAGATGCAGGCTTGACCTTCAGCAGACACAATGGAGGTGCTCACCTTGTCGTATCCAATGGAGACCCTAAAGTCTCTGTAGATTTCTGGCCTGGTACTGGGCTATGGAAGGTACGAGACAGCATCAATCAACAAGGTAGAGGTGTTAAGCCTTTGATTGATTGGTTCTTGAGCCAACAAAAAAACAAGGGAAATAAAGGAGAGCCTCAATGAATGTATTTGTTCCTATAAATATAGATGAAGTCTTTGACTCTATACCTATTACTAACTGGATAGAAAAGATTGAAGAACATGAGTATATAGTCCTTTCTAACTCATATTCAAATATGCTACACAGGCTTGCTGATATGATAGAGGATGGTGATAAAGAGCAAGCTGGTGTAGTAGTCAAAGAAATTGTAGAAGCTCTATTGGAAGACCATGCGGCAATAACATGAAGCAATTTATCCAAAGACTACAATGTTATCTTTGGTATAGAAAAAGAGGTTATGGAATTAAACAATCCATAACCCTTTCTCTTGATACCTTACTTTAATTTATCTCCAACATAAGGAAATATTTATGTATTACCGTAAAAAACCCGTTATCATTGAGGCATTTCAACTTTTAAACAAACCCGTCAGTGAAATGCCAGATTGGATTTTTGAAAATGATGACATCCGCTTAACAGATGACAGCAATACGAAAAATCCTAAGGGTGACATTATCCGCATGTGCATTACAACATGGGAAGGCAACATGTACGCCAACGAAGGTGACTGGATCATTAAAGGTGTGAAGGGAGAAATCTATCCGTGCAAGCCAGACATTTTTAAAGCTACCTACGAACCTGTCATTTAAGAAATGGAAGATATGGCGATAGAGTTATTGGCTCAGAGAAACTTCACCACTGCGCCTAACATAACTACACTCGCCATCACAACACCTCCCAAGCGTAGTGTCAATCGTACTTCCATTTCTGCGAAGCGCTGGTTCATTTCACTCCGTAAGGCTGTAATGTCTTCTTTGAGGTCAGCCCTAGCCGCAGCTATATCCACTTTAGTAGCAAGCTCCTTGGAAGATGCAGCTTCGTGGGAGACAAGCGCTTCTTGCAGAGCCTCTACATGAGCTTGGGCTTGCTTCTCACTTGTGCCATCCTCAAGCAAGCGTCTTACGAACTTGTGTGTGTCAAAAGTGATAGTAGCCATAGAGTTGTTGGCTCAAACACAAAGATAGACACATCATACCTTAACTTCAACTACAATGTAGAACACCAACATCTTAGGAGAATCCATCATGAACAACACTCTATCCTTCATGACATCTACTACAACTTCCCCAACCTCATCCTCTCAAACCATGCCTGAAGCTATTGCTTTTAAAGAAAGAATAGCTAAAGAAAAAGAAGCACTTCGTAAAGATAAAACGGCTTGGATGGAATCAGTTAAACGAGTTATCCAAACTCATCATCAAACCATAGAAGCACTTAAAAATAAGTAAACGCCATGCTTGATGTAGATTTTGTCATTGAAACACACGACACCATCATCATAGAATTTGGGGGATTAAGTGGATTTGCACAAAGTAGAGGTGCGCTTGAAGCTGCCTTACATCGTGTAGAGAATCACATCAACTATGGAGAGATTGCCAATCCATTTGAAATAGCTGCATTGTATGGTGTTGCCATTTCAAGAGGGCATATTTTTAGTGACGGTAATAAACGCACAGCGTTAGTATGTGCTTTAGCTTATTTAGACAAATTAGGAATTATCATTCCTTCCACATCAGGCTTAGATGACATCATGGTAGAAATAGCCCAAGGAAGCAAAGACTACAAATGGTTTGCAGAATACTTAGCTTCCTTGGTTTGAACCAACAAATAAAACTGCCCTGCTTACCCTGCCAGTAGACCTATCACTCTACCAATAGGCAAAGCTGGAATACCAGCACTGCTACCCATCATTTCATAGCCTAAGCTAAATGACAGTACCCCTCTGTTAGCTTTCCCAAAGAGGTTGTCAGTCAATGGTGTACCAATATGGCCGAGGAAAGGTACTCCTATACCAGTACCCATAGATAGCATAGCCAATGGATTATCTCTTAGTAACCTAAGCCCAATCTTGGTAGCTCTCAAGAAGTAGTTACCGAACCACATCAGCCCAATACTCTCAAGATAGCCTCTACCTGCACCTGGACTGATTTCATAATTGATAAATTCTTCAGACACTCTGCCCAATGCTTCTTCCTGTGTCTTGCCTTGCTCTCTCAAATGGTCATAGAGAATAGCTTTAGCCACAAAATCTCCATACTGGGTAGACTTTTGAAGTAATTGGTACAGTTTAGTATCATGGCTCAAATAAGCTAACTTCATTGCATCAGATACCCCTTTAGGTAGTCCATCTACCCTTTTCTTGATAGCATCCCCAAGTCCTGAACCATACTCTTTAATATGGTCTGGTTTGTATATACCATCTGTCAAAGAAGTAAACTCCCCTGCTGCAATTAAAGGCCAAATAGATAGCTTACGCATTTGTGCATCAATCACATCTAATTGTCTTTGTTTGTTGGCTCTCTCTGTCTCTGTAGCGGCAATCTCTCTAGCTACTTCTAAAGAAGCCTTCTTAGCTCTCAAATCCAAATAATACTCTGCTTCTCTTACTTTGGCAGGAGTAGCAGCAGCAACAGCCAGTGGGCTTACTCCATTCAATCCTAACTGAACCACATTACTCACCATATTCACAGCAGGAACCAACAAACTCTTGACCACAATTGCATCTTTTACAAAATGCACACTCTCCTGCAATGCACGCTCTCCTTTCAATAAATCCGCATAAGCCTTTCTACCTACAAAACCAAAGATAGTATCTAATGTTTTAGCAGTAGCTCTACTGAATGGGTCTTTATTGTCCCATATCTGTACAGCAGAGAGATTGCGATAGCCAAGAACCTCCTTGACCATATCCCTACGTACCCATAGTGGTTTATTGTCCAGCATAGCTCTTAACTGCGGAGACATTAGCCTCTGTGCCTCTCTTTGCCCGAAGTTCTTAGCCAACTCTTTATGGTAATTGATGTTGATAAAGGCTTCTTTTTCTTTGCCTTTGGCTTTATTGTATATGGCATGCAATTTATCCAACAACTCTTTATTGGATATTTCAGCAAAGGCTGTCTCTACTTGTCTACCTCTCCATTCCCCCATCAATTTAGCTATATCCTTATCAACACCCACTTTATTGATAATATCATTAGATACAGGTACTTCATAACCTATGATATTACCTGATTTGCTGTACACAGGCACAAGGTTATCTTTCTTTAAAGCCATTTGACCATCCAGCATGGTATTGGCAAACTTACCACTGCGAACTTTAGCTTGGTTATAGTCAAGTACCAATCCTGATGCTAACCCCTGTCTTTGGCCCGTGTAAGCATCTACACCACCATCTGTCTTTCTGATGGTTTGAATAAGCCCTTGAGTAAAAGCTGCTTGCGTACTCACAGGCGTGTAATACAGTGCTTGTGTGGTGTTGGGAATGGATTTAACCAACTCATAACCCTTATCAATCAAATGCTCCTTATCTGCCACAGGTGCAGTAATCAAAGCAGCGCCTGTAGGGGCATTGAGAGGGATATATCCCTTCATTCTATTGGTTGAAGTATTCGGTTCTTCTTGAGCCAAGAACTCTAAATACTCCATCACAGCCTTGACTGCTTCAGGGTTTTCTTTGATGACATTGGCTACACGTTTTAAAGAAGCAGAATCACTGGCCTGTAAAGCATAGAGACTGGCAAGTGTATCTATCTGGTCAACAGAGGGAACCCAAGAAGGCTTACTAGCCAAATTCTCTCCATGAAAACCAACAATATTAAAAGCATTCCTTGGTTGATTGATATGAACCTTAGCTTGGGACATATATAAACCAAGTGCTTTAGTTCTATTGATGCAATATTGACCTAAATCGTTATCCTTGCTCAAGAGTTCATCTTCAATAGTCTTGATTTCATTGGCTAATGCTTTCCTGTCTCCTACCAAAGCCAAAGCCTTATCAGCACCAAAAGCGGTATCACGAATCAAAGAAGCCAAATCAGCCCTAGCTAGTACATCTGTCATGGCAGCATAGTCTTGTGCCTTCACTTTAGGGCCAAAGCGTTGATAGAACTCAGCGGGAATATGCTCTCTCATCACCTGTCTTTGTTGCTGCACATAAGACTTCACACGTTTCACCATATCAAAGATAGGAGCATTGGCTACTGTTCTTCCAATAAAATCTGACATCAAGTCTCTTGCACTTTGTATGAATAAAGGACTTTTAATAGATGAAGCCTTAGAAGTAATGATTTCACCTATATCACCATCAAACACAACCTCTATAGCTTTACCTAGTTCTTTGCCCCCTAACACTTCAGCAGACTTTACAGCAGTACCTCTCACTGTTTTGGCTGCCATTGTCTCGGCAGACTGCATGAAGTCACTGATGCCTTTGGCTGCTTGAGTGACGGGATTGGCATTGGTATTGTTAAGCTGATTGATAGTATGGAATACCTCTTGGCTTACCTTAGTAATAGTATCTGGGTGACTTCCTTGTATCCATTTTCCAGTATTACTCCATAAGGCATCAAATATACCTTTCACTGAAGAAGTTGGTATCTGTTTGCTTGGTTCTTTGGTACTCCCTAAAAGATTCAAAGCGTCATTAATTTCTGGCACCACCATCGCCAAAGCAATAAAGTTAGAAAACACCCCTCTAGCAGCCTTGCTGCCATTGCTTGTATGCAAAAGCATTTGAATCAGTTTTTCTGCTTCGGCCTTATCTATCCCATCAAAGTGTTCAGGCTTCAATTCCTCTAAGGCTTTGTCGTAGAGAGAAGAAATACCTTTCAACACACCTCTTTCAATATGAGGCATAGCACCAAACAACGCCATCAAGGCTTCGTAAGTTTGCTTTTGTTCAGTGCTCAAATCTACATCAGCAGCATCCATCCTACGAATTTGATTGGTTGCCAACTCCCTAGCTGATACCAAGCGCTCTGTAGTACGCACATCGTCTTCAGCAAAACCTTTCTTGTTATGCCCTATTTGCTTGAGTGCATTGTCTATTCGATTTTTTACAGCACCTAAATGTGAACCAACAACTTCAGTGTGGTCAATATTCCCCATCTGATACAGTGGGCCTATTTGGTTATTTGTAGGAACTGTGGGAATACTTTCTTTGGCTAAGGTATATACATTCCAGCGCATTGCATCCAAAGCATTTCTTATCTCTTTATCAGGATTGGCTTGGCCTGTTAAAGCAATAATGAAGTCAACAACTTGACGTTTGGCTTTGCCAAATAAAGCAACCAGCTTTTGAGTCATCGTATAAGCAATAAACTCTGCCAAAGCCTTCACATGCTGCTCTTGTGTTTTATTTTCTATGAGGATAAGTCTTCCTAGCTCTGATTTTTTTAGGTTATTATTGTCATCTAATTGAGTAAGAAGTTCTTTAACTTGCTCCATCGTGGCATCAATATTCTCTGCTGCATTTCTACCAGCAGGTGTCATGCTATCTTTGTTGTGAACATAATCCAACACTCCCTTAGTAGTAGCTACGTGAGATATTTCATGAGTAAGTGTAGATAAATCTGCTTTATTGTCAAGATAAATTTCTATAATATTTTCTTCGGGAATATAAACACCTGTAGGCTTTCCTTCCATACCCTCTCTTTGCTTTTCCTTGAAGACAACAGTTACTCTACTATCTGTAATTAAAGGTAGTAAATAATCTACTACCCATTTGCTTGCCACAGTAAGTTTTTCATAGAATGCTTTACTCTTCAATAGTCCTGCCACCGAAGCTATAGTTAGCGGAGTTCCATTAGCAAGTCTAGCCATACCCTTTATGGTAGGAGTGACCTTGGATTCTGGTAGATTATTTTTTTGGTTTTCTTTAACCACATCCTTAGTGTTCTCTTGAACTAATCCCCTATCTGCAAAAAACGCTTTTGCAGCAAGTTTTAAACTTTGATAGTTAATGCTGCGAACGTTATCATTCTCACTATTCGCAATAACATCCACCCATTTATTGATAAATTGAGCAAGCTCTTGAGGGCTGCGTTCTACCAGATTAGCATGCCAATCACTATTGTGATGGTAGGGGTTGTGCATACCTGCCATCTGATTGATAGATACAGGTAAAACAGACATCACAGTAGCTAGGGCCAATTGCTTATTGGCACTCTCTATTAGAGATTTAACCAATCCCTTGTAATTCACAGGGATTAAGGCTTGTTCCTCTGATTTCTTTGGGTTTAAGTCAAGAGACTTCATGAGATTCTCTACCATCTCTTTTGGGGGATTGGTCAAGAAATCCTCAAAACCTTTAGCAGCATCTGAAGTCAAGAATTGTCTAAGACTTTCTACATAAGCCTGCAACGGCCCTTCTTCACCTTTTTGCCATGTGTTCCAGATAACCTTGTTGGCATCACCCTCTATCTTCGCTGCTCCATCCAAAGGCAGAGAAATACCGTCAAAGGTATCTAATGCTGAAACAGGAATAATTCCATCAGCCACTGCAATCTGCATCATCAAAGCATCACCAGCAGATATATTAGTTCCAGGGATTGCCTTCACACCAATATCAGTTAATCCTCTCATATCTCCTTGAGTGGATAATTTACCATCAAGAGTAGCAGAGAATTTGTAATCATTGTATTTATTCTCAAAACGCTTTATCTTCTCAAATACAATGTGTTGATGTTTGGTTTTAATCTGCGGAGCCAGCTCTCTTAGCTTGACAAATATACCATCCATCTCTTTTTTGCTAAGAAACTTTCCTCCTGTCTTCTCAAGAGCTTCGGTCATTAGTTTGCCAAACATGTGCTCTACATACATGCTTTGAATTTGGGCTGCATTCCCTATAGCCTTTAGATTTTTAAAGGCAGATTCCCCTAAAGAATCGATAACACTGCTATGCAGTAAGCCCACAAAGCCCTCACCTAATTTAAAAATAGCTAACGCTCTAGATTCATATCTTTTGCCCTTATGAATCCAACTATGATTGGGGTTAATAAACCCATTCTTAAAGTTGCTTAAGTTCATGTTTTTAAGGGTTGCATGGTCTTGCTCTGTCAATACATCAGTAAGTTTCTTACCCTCACTATAGGCTTCATAGAGTTTTTGGTTTATTTTGTTAACCAAGTCATCCACAATAACACCAGCTACCCCTCTTTTACCTGCACCATAGTTAATCACCATTACAGGAGATTTCATAAATCCACGCTCAAATACATACTCTCCTGTTGGACTGATTTCTATATCATTATTGAACTTAGCTAATAAATTAAGAAATGTTTTAGCCTTACCTGCATCAGAATCTTCTATTGTGTGTGCAGAACCAAGATTATCATAGAGTACTTTAGAGAAAACGTCTGCCGTACTCGCATAGATGTCTTTGGTTCCACTGGCCAGAATGTTGTCCCAACTCTTTGATAGTCCAATATGCACTCCCCCTTTTCTAATATTCTCTAGCCACTGAACAATCTCATCCACTGTTGAAGGGGAAAAGAAATTTAGCAAAGAATTGATAACCCCATTAGTGATACCATCAACTTCATAGGATAGATGTGAGGTGAAAGTGCTGTCTCCATTCTTCTTAGCATCTAGGTATCTACCATACTCAAGTAATGCTTGGATAGCCACAGGTGTTGGTTCAATCTTTGCTCTTACTAATCCATTTCTCAGCCTATCAACTTGTTCAGTAGTAAGTACACCTTCTTGTTGGCTAAACTCTTTAAGACCATTGAGCAAAGCACTCAACCTACCCAACAAAGCATTGGTTTGCTCAATACCTTTATCTACAGACAGCTTATCTACTTTCACCCCTATAGCTTGTCCCACAGCCCGAATAAAGGTTTGATGTGTTGGATGACTGCTATCTATAGGAACTTCAGCCTTATTGCTAGATAACGCAGCACGTATCAGCTTAGATGATTGTGGATTGAAAGAACCCATCATCTGCATCCGTCCAACTACAGTCATAGCTCTAGCAAACCGGATAGCTACAGTAGAACTATCCTCATTAGGATGTGCTTCTTTTATCTGTGCTACAAGTGACTGTAAGAACTCCAAAGGTTGAGCAAAAGAATCTTTCTTACTGGCAACACTAGTAGCTAAGTCTCCTGCTTCATTGACACCATCATTCCCTGTGAAGTCTTCAGAACCAACAAACAAACGAGCTACACCTTCTACCCCTAATTTATCAAAAAAAGAAGCTACCTCTTTATTGACAGTAAAGACTTGCCTACTGCGTTTACTTAAAGCAATATGTGCTTGTTTTAGTAATGGTATATTGGTATGCAATAAGGTACGTTTATTGACTGGGTAAACATCTGCACCAATCGTAAAACCATCCTTATCTTTCTCTAGTAGCACAGCCTCATTGATAGCTTCTGGATATAGTGTTAAGTCTTTAAATCGCTTCTTAAAGTCTAAAGCCAAGCGATTCAACTGTTTTAGTTTACTACCTTCTTCAGCAGCCTCAAAAGCAACAACTTGTATTGATACAGGTAGGGCTTTAGTGTCAATTACTGTCTGAACAATTTCAGTCACCAAAGATTCCAATAGTGCTCTATTAGCACTTTCACTGACATCAGAGTTATAAGCCAAGCCCAGATATGTAGCTACCCTTGCAGCAGCAGCCCTTTTGAAGGAAGCAAGGTCATGAGTGTTGCTAAGAATCCTGTATTGTTCAGGGGTAATAGAACCTACGTTTTCTTTACCCACCATTCCCTCCAATTGGTCATCTTTGAGGCGAGTACCTCTTTGGTTTTGAACCAACAACTCTTGTACAGTAGCAAGAATGGCAGACTGTACAACTTCTGGTAAATAACGATAAGTACCATCTGTGAGTTCTTCGGCAAAACCAAAAAGATGAGCACCGGTTGCTAAATCAACATTAAACTCACCTCTTGCAATAACCTCTTTTCTTGTACCTTTGCTGGTTTCTTTTTGGCTATACGGAGCATTCAACCAAGCATTGAGTTTTTGGTTCATTTGCCTTTGAACATCAGGCAATATTTTATTAAACACTCGACCATATGCAGCTTTAGTTTTTTGGGTTTTTAATATCTCATCTAAACCTAATGCTTTATAGGTTGCTTCTACTCCTTGTGCAATCTTACTTCTTATTTTGGCTAAAGCCTTAAAGAATCTCCCTACATTGTTGCTAGAGTATTGCAAGCTATCTAGGATAGGATTATTTGGTTTGGATGTAGTAGCTTCCAGTTGTTCTTCCAAGGCTGCTTCAATCTCTTGTAGACGACCTTCTTCTACAGCAGTCAAAGCACCTTCTTCATCCTGCTTAGCCAAGAGTTCATCCCTCATGTACAGCAAAGTGTCTCTACCCATATCAATCAAAGAAGGAGCATCTTCTTCATGGACGGTGTTGGAACTTTTGCTTTCAGTTGAGGTCTCACTATCGTTTTTTGTGGGTTTGTTAGTTTGGTTAGACTCTACTTCAGGGGTAGAACCGCCCACAGAACCCTCCTGTGTGTCTTGTGTACCCTTGGGTGTACTCTGTTGAGCTACACTTTGTGTGTCTCCTAGGCTAGTTGAACCGGATTGCTTCACATCTTGAAGGGTGTTGGCCCCGGATATTCTTTGGTCTGGGAGACTTGCTGCTACGGAGGCATTGTGTTCTTCTACAGCCTGTGCTAGATTCTTTACGTCCTCTGCTGGGCGGTGCGAAGTCAGAGTAATGCCATCGGCATCTACTGCTGCGTCAAACCATATGACAGCAGGGGACACCTCATTGAACTCTACTGCTTCAACAGTGTAAAGGGTGTTGTTGTTACCTGTGTTCTTGGTTTCCTTGACAGTTAATTTAACCATTAACTGTTTACCCCCGAAATCCATAGAAGTGAAAAATCTATGAATACCGGCAAAGTTGACATCAGCATCACGGTCAGGTTTAGTCCACCCTAATATTGCTCGTTTGAATAAAGTATCCAAATTAGCAACAGCCATAGCTTGTGCAACACCACTTTGAGACTTGCCAACAGCTTTCTCATTAAGCATCTTACCAAGATTCTTACCACTGACCACAGCTACCATATTAGTAGCCTTGTTAGTCAGAGGTTCACCCACAAAACCTGTTTCCTCATCTCTTGCAGCTTCTTTAGCTTGGCTAAATGTAGTTACTTGTCTAGGTAGAGGCTCTGTATGCAAATGTGGGTTAGCTACATGATTAGGAGCTTTGCTTTCTTTTGTTGTTTTGTTTTCTTTGGTTTGGTTGTTTGATTCATTCTCTTTTGAACCAACAACATCAGAATCTTTAGCCAATACTTCAAAGCTAGCAGGCCAATTATCTGTGTCATACTCTATGCTTTTTTCTACATATTTACCAAGTTGTTCTACAACCAAATCCTGCTCAACTTCAGATAGTTTTTCAAATGCGGCACTCTCTGTTATCAATTCTTCCCAGCCAAATGTTGGGAAATGATTTTCCATGTAAGAGAGTAATTCTTTCTCCTTCTTTGTAAGTTTATTAGAATTTTGTAGCTCATCAAAAACATTAAATGCCATTTCTATCAGTCTTAGTATACGGGCTACAGACTGAATATCAGGGTCATCAAAGTTTTTTTCTACAAACACATGGTGTAAAAAGTCAACATTTTCTTTGACTGCATGGTGATTGCCGTTGTACAGAGTAGGGTCGTCATTAGCCCCATCAAACATCTCCACTTGGCCTCGTGAATTAGTTTCCCCAGCCTTCAACCCATCTACATTACCCTGTATACTCTCCTTGCTCTCCGAACTCTGATTGGTCTTTACTTCTTCAGGGTCTCCTTGCCTTGAGTTATCAACTTTGGTTGAAGAAGGGTTGTTGGGGTTAGGGTTTGGAGAGCTTTCTTTTGAGGGCATATCTTCCCAAGGGGGAATAAATCCTTCTTGGTTACTCCCTTTACTCTCATTGGAAGTAGTAGATGTAGTAGATGTAGTAGTTTTGTTGGTTCCTTCTTCTTTATTTGAACCAACATCATCAGCTTTCTTATCCTTTCTATCTTTCCTAGCAGCATCAGCCATTTCTAGGTTGATGTCTTCAGCACTAGGCTGGCTAGAATCAGTTTTTGTTGTTTGGTTCTTTGCAGCAGGAACCCAAATACCATTACCCTCTTTAGTCTCTACATAGCCATTCTTGCTAAGGTAATTAGCAACATCTCTTTCACCTACGTTGTATGGTCTATTGCGGTTAAAGGCATTGTCTGTAATAAGAGTAGCACCTGCATCCATTGCCCTTTGTATTTCAGGGAAGCTAGGAATAACTCTGGACGTTTTTTTATCCCCTCCTTCAGCACTGATAAAGACTACATCATCACGGGTGTATTTACCAGTGTTGGCTTTATCTCCCCAATCTTTAGCATACTGCCCAGTAGATGACCCCATTCCACCTTGACCAATAAACTTATTGGCTCTGTCTGATTTAGGCTGGTCTTTATTTTTGGTATACCAGCCTGCTCTCCCCGGCTTTGGAGTTAACTTAGGTTGAGCATCTCCAAGAGGACGATGCTTCATTTTTTCGAGGGATACTGGATTACTCTTTGTTGGTTCAGCAGTACGTTCTACTTTTGCATCTTGTCTAACCACACTGTCATTGGATTGGGTTTGTTGTGTTTGTTGTGTGGGTTGTGTCCTTGCAGTAGACGTAGTAGTACCCAAGCGTTCATCCAAAGCATTGAGCAAAGCATCTTCATGGTAAGTCCTTTCTTGTTTATTAGCCAATATAGTCTGTAATTGTGTAGCCTTATCTCCATTCATTTTGGAAACATAATCCACACTTGTTGTTTGTGCTTGAACCAATAAATCATTAGCATTAGAACGAACAGGAAGGGCTACATCACTACCTTCTACCAATGAAGGATGTGCAGATAAAGGGTTCAATCTCTCTTCATACCCAGAAATTTCAGCCAAGGCATTAAAGATGTCAACAACTGCTTTTTGTTCAGCAACAACTTTTCTGTAGAGCTTTTTAGAAGTGTCACTATTAGGGTTTACATAGACAGCATCCCTGCTATCAACTGCCCTCATTACACCTGATTCCCCAGCCAATCCCATAAACCTTATGCCATTGGGAGATTCTTTACTTCCTGCTGGCCCTTCTAAGGTCAAGTTCATAGCGTTCACCTTGTTCTGCATATGTGCAGCAAGGTTACGGAAATGCTCTAAACTTTTTTGTAAAGCAGCATCATCTCCATACTTTAAAGCTACAGAAACCTTTCTGGCAATGGATTGAACTGAAATAGGTCTACCATTTGCATAGTTACCTAAACGACTATGCTTGGATTCATGGGCCGTAGAGAATAAAGAAGCAGTCACATTACTATCAGACTGCTGCATCATTGCATCCAACACAGCTCTTTGTGTTTTCAGTACAGCAATTTGTTCTTCACTTAAACCAATACTACCTTGTTGATAAAGGTGTAATACACGGTCAACACTCTCTATATTGCCATTAGAGAAATCCTTCTGCGCTTGAAGAACAGCTACATCCAGCTTTGCCTTACCCTCAGCAGAGCTAAGGTACTCAGGTGTAAGCATTTCAGGTGCTGAATCTCCTAACCCTTTAGCCACTTCTTGAAGGTGTTGTAAATCACCGTCAGTAACTCTTTGATACAAGTTTTTTATATTATCTGTTTTTGCTAATTCTGGGTGCTTATCAACTAAGTTATCAATAAAAAACAAGGCTTGTGCTTGAGTTGAAGGGTCATCTGATGAACTAGCAACACTGACCATTTCAGTCAATGCAGCTAAAGTATCGCCTTCATTGTTTTTAACAATCTCTGCAATTTCTGGGGTATAGCTAAATTCAGCAACACTTTCTTTTACAGTGGCTGCTACTGTGGGTTTTGTAGCTCGTGGTATTGATTCATCCGTATTAGAGACATCAGGCTGTTCAAGCACTTTGCCTGATTTCAAAGCAAGGGCATCCTCAATATTGCCTTTTATATCGTAGTAAGGGTCATCATCAAGAACAAGGTTATAAGTAAACCTATCCTCTAATCCCTCTAAAACTTTGTGTAATTCTTCCTCACTGTAATTTGCCCATTGCTTGGCACTCATTCCCCACATTTCATCATTTGATAGGCTATCAATTGATTTTGTAGGCTGTGATGTTGATTCATCAGAACCAACATCATTACCACCTTCATAAGCAACTACATCAGGGTCAGTAACATCTACATTTACAGGTGTAGTATTTGTATTGTTGGTTCCATCCTCTTTCGTACCTCCCCATTTACTTGCAATAGCTTTGGCTGTGAGAGGTAGTGCTGAAGGAGCTTTCATAATCCCAGCACTCAAACCACCCATAAAAGCGCCTTGGCCTATTTCTTCACCAATACCCTCACTCCATCCTCTATTTTCATCAATATGTCTACCTATACCTACATTCTGTGCCCAAGTACCCGTACCAGATTGAATACCTTCTTCCAATGTTTCTGAACCAATGTGACTTAAAGCACTTTTCAAAGTAGGTGTCTTCAAAGGTGTCATAGCCCATCCACCTAATGCACCACCAACTACAGCGCCCATCGGCCCTTGAATGGCACCTGCTTCAGCCATAGCTTTATTCACAACAATTGCTTTTGCTTCATCAGGGGCAACACCTTGCTCAAGCAAACCTCTGTACTCAGGGGAAGTAGTCAACAACTGTTCATGTGTCATCTCTTGGGCTTGCTGAAGAACCCCAGCCATAGCTCCACCACCTTCCATCCCCCCATAGATAGAAGATGTTCTTACAGCATTACCCAATGCAGTGTCATTAGCCCATGTGGCAGCATTTTCGAGTTTGGCGGCTCCCTTACCTGCCAAGCCTCTCAACCCTGTTTCTACTGCCACCCCTTCCTTGGCTGCAAGATTTTGCAAACCTTTAGTAACAGCCCTAACACCAACTTTACCCAAAGCAGAAACTACACCTGCACCCGCAAGAGAACCGGCAGCTTCACCTAACATGTTGACACCAGTTCTAACGTCACTGAAGTTGGTTACACCATGCTTAGCACCTCTACCAATATAATTTAAATGAGCACCTAAACCTCCACCCTCTGCAAGGTCAGCCTCTAAACGCTCATTGTTAATTTTTTTAAATTCTTCACCTTTTGCATCATCAATGGCTTGGTAATATTTTGTAAGGTCACTAGCATTGTTTCTATTCCATTCACTTACAGATGAACCAATACCAAATATTCCTTTACCTACTTTTGTGCCTAGGTTTTCTCTAAAGATGTTATCTGTATTAAAACCGCCACCTGTGATTCCTTTTAATGCTTCCATCGTAGCATTGTGTGAATACCCAGCAAGGGTAGGAACCAAGCCTGCAACACCAGTGACAGCATTGGCAACACCAGAAATAGCAGCCCTGCCTGTGTCTACAACATTCCTGCCCAAAGTATCTGAAGCGGGAACAAAGGCTTCAGGGGTAGCTACAGTTCGTTGTGTCAAAGCAGGTAAAGCAAGTTTGCCAAAGCCTAATTGATGTGCGAGCAAAGAGCGTCGAGCATCAGATTGAGTACCCTCCCCAAATCCACCATAGTCCATATTTTCATCAGCCATAAAACACTCCTAATATAGTAAGTAACTTACTAGATTATCGCCAATGAGTGTGTAGCTTGCTAGATAGCTAAAAAGTCCAGTAAAAATAATTGTTTGGGTAGATAATTTTTAGTGGCAGTGATGTGGGAATAAAATATAGATACCCTTGAAAATGTCATCTTTATTGGGTAGTCTATAGTGCAGATGTCCAAGGATAAGGCACGTGAGTTTTCTAAAACCGATGTGGCACGGGCAATCCGCCATTCGCCTGCCGTGCGTGGGATGTTGAGCAAGAGGGCGATTGATAGCAATACCTTTGATACCATGTTCCGGCATGGAATGTGGGTGCGGATTGCCTGGCCTACGGTGAGTCATGTTTCTGGTTCGACCTATCGCTATGTGGCGATTACCGATATTGACCGGATTGAGAATGCAGAAAATGTGGACGGTGAAGGGCCATTATTCGACCTT